AATTCTAAATTACTTCCTAGCAATTATAGTCTTCAAATAAATGAAGATGATTGGGAATTTTACGATTTTCCTTTAACAACAAAAGGTAAAAAATGACACAAAAACAAATAAGCAAAGACAATCGAATTTACTGGAACGATAAAATCGAAAAGAAATTCGACGATAAAAAACAAAGCATTGAAAGTATGTTTATCAATGAGATAGTTGAGAAAACAGAAAAACAATATCCAAAGTTTTTAAAAATTTTAGGTATCGAAAAAAATCTCAAAAAACTTGTTGAAACACAAAAACTTTACAATGAGTTTATTCTTTCAAGAGATAGAAAGAAAAATGAGTTGTGGCAAGAGGTTTCTAATGCTTTTGAAATAGTACAAAAAAAGTTTGAACGTTGGGAAAAAACTAGAAAATGGCAAATAGGTTGTCCCGATTTGATGTGTTCAGACATTGACGGCAGTTGCCACGTTGATGACACAATACAAAAAAGACTAAAACAAAACTGTCATCAAGAAGTAGAAAAAGCGTTTTATGCTTCACCTAAAGCCAAAGATTTACAAAATATTGAACAATGGCGAGAGCAAGCTAAAGACGTTTTGCATAGCGATATGATAGGAAGTGAAGTTTTAAAAACTTTGCAGAATATTTGTAAACAATCGAATATTGCTATTTCTATACCTACTGAAAAAACTCTCAAAATTACGCAAGGGGGTGAATAATGGGTTTAGATCAATACGCACATATAAGAAATCAAAAAATAGACTTTGATAAAGTTTATTCTGATGATTATAAACCACAGCGAGACGGTTTTGTTTGGCGGAAACATGCTAGGCTTCAAACATTTATGCAAAATAAATTTTTTGCAAAGAACCCAAAAGCGCAAGACTTTAATGGACATGATGAATTAATAATTGATAAAAAAATTATTGAAGAATTACGTCAAGAAATTAAAAGCGGTTATCATCAATCTTTTTGTGAGGGTGGTTTCTTTTGGGGTCATCAGTTCCAAGAAGAGAGCGTCAAAGAGTATGAAAAGCAAGATTTAGAATTTTGCGATTGGGTACTCACAGAATTAGATAAAGGAAATAAAGTTGTCTATTCTTGTTCTTGGTAAGTACAGGTTTTGTTCTGTGGAAAACCCAAAATGAACAAAAGTGGGTCAAGTGACTAATGGTTATAAAGTCGAACCACTTGACCCATTATGAACAAAAATAATTGTTTACATTTCCCATTTAGATAAGATATAAGTAAGTATGTTCAAAACTATTATTAAATCTAACCAAAGGAGTAGCAACAATGAATAGTAAGGAACAAAAACAAATAGAACAATTTAGTGCTAAACCATTAGCGCAAATTGTATTAGAACACTCTAAAGACGACGAGATTATCAAACAAATCTCGAAAGTGCATAAATTAAGAAAAGCATTTATTTTAGAGAAAATGAAAACAGATAAAAAACTTTTCACACATAAAAAATCAAAGATTATGGTTGAAGTTCAAAAGACTTTAAGAAGTATCTTTGACAGCAAAAAGTTTAAGTCTGAAAATTCTGATTTATATGAACAATATAAAACAGAAACAACAGCAACAACTTTGAAAACAACAAGAGTATGATTTTCAAACTTTTAGCAAAACTCAAGCCCCTTAAACGAGACGAGGGGCTTGTTGCAATTAAACCTAAACCGCTTTCAAAGGTGCATTTACAAGGTCAGCACGTTGAAAAGTTTATAAAACAAAGAAAGGACAAAAAATGAGAACATTAGAACAATATAGAAAACTACAAGAAATGAAAAAACTTATAGGGAGTAAAGTTAAATTTATAACGTCATATATGCCAAAAGGTGATTTTGATGTAATGACTTTAGATAAAATAGAAACTAATGGTAGTGAGTTTAACGAACCATATTTCTCAACAAAAGACGATAGTCGTTTTTGTACTTTAAACTATGCAAAAAAAAGGTTGATCAATGGCTAATTATAGTTCGCATATTGCTGAGATTATGAGAGATTACAAAATGATGAGTAGAGCGTCATTTTTAAGAATTCATACTGAGCAAGAATATCAAGACGCAAAAAGAGAAGTAGAAAAACAACAACACGAAGAAAGGATAGATGGTTTAAAATATGGCAAATAACGATTTAGATAAGGTTCTTGAATATGTTAATAATTCAGCAAATAAGTCAAGAGACTTTTTGTTTCAAGATTATTGCAAAGATAATGACCAATTAAATAATACTAGGCATATAACTACAATAATTGTTTGTGATCAAGTTGCTAGATTTGTAAAAAAATTAAAAGAAAATGGAAATAATAACCGATTTTAACGATACTTTGTATTACACAATATTGTTTTTAACCGCTCTTTGGTTCTTAATATTTTACTTGCGTTAGGTCTTTTC